AGAAGCTACTGCCTAAGCTTCCTAAAGACCTAGTAAAGCCTGTCATCATCACGGGCATCGAAGCACTGGGTCGAGGCAATGACCTACAGAAACTTGACCTGTTCCTTGCCGGGGCTGCACAGGTGGTTGGACCGCAAGCCATTGGTCAATACGTTAACGTCGAAGAATACTTTAAGCGGAGAGCCACAAGTCTTGGTATCAAGACCCAAGGGCTCATTAAGACACAAGAACAAATACAACAAGAAATGCAACAAGCGCAGATGATGTCTATGGCTGAGAAAGCAGCTCCGCAAGGGGCCGCAGCTCTAGGCAACATCACGCGAGATGCTATGGCTCCCTCTGAACAAGAGGAAGCTCCAGTAGAAGAATAAAGCAATGGCTGACACATACGAAATAAACGACACTACCCCAACAGAGAATATCACTCTTGAAGAAGAAGCAGCAAACATTCCAGACCCAGAGCCGCAAGGCGACCGCCCGGAGTGGCTTCCCGACAAGTTCAAGTCCGCTGAAGACTTGGCAAACGCCTACAACAATCTTGAGTCCAAACTTGGCTCATCTGAAGAGCCTAGCGAAACAGAAGACCTCCCACCTACAGAAGCGCCAGATGAGAGCACAAGCGGAGAGAGCCAAACGGAGGCAATCTCAGCAGCAACTACCGAGTGGTCTGAAAGCGGTGAGCTAAGCGACATGACATACGACAACCTTGCTAAAGCAGGGCTTAGTCGTGAGTTGGTTGATTCTTATATTGCTGGTCAACACGCTTTGCAGACTTCCGAAGAAGACAGCATCTTATCGGAAGTTGGCGGCAGAGATAGCTACAATGCTATGGCAGAGTGGGCCTCTGAAGAACTCACACCAACGCAACTAGACGCTTATAACAAAGCCCTTGAAGGTGGCACTACAGAGCAAGCTAAGCTCGCTGTAGACTGGCTTAAAGGTAAATACGAAGACGCTAATGGTGTCAGACCATCGCTGCTTCGTGGAAGCACCCAAGGGGATAGCACCCAGCCTTTCGATAGCAGAGCGCAAGTTCTCGCGGCTATGTCCGAGAGAGACGAGCGTGGTAAAAAGAAATACGAAGTTGACCCTTCTTACAGGGCTACTGTAGAACGCCGATTGGCAGTCTCCAAAATATGAAAAATAAAATCATCCTCCTAGTTGTAGCAGCGCTTAGCGTTGCCCTTGTTTCCTGCGCAGTGTCTACCCCTTGGGGCGGCATTAGCGTAGAACCCGCCGGTAGTCTTGACATCAACGTAGAATAAAATGGCTGAAGCACTTACATGGCTTAACGAGAACAAAGCAGAAGTTATTGGCATCCTTACGGGTGTTGTAACTTTGGCTAGTCTTGTAGCCACAATGACTCCGAACGAAAGCGATAACAAATGGGTAGAGCGTGCTAGTAAAGTTGTTAGCTGGCTTGCCCTGAACATTGGAAAGGCTAAGAGCAAATAATGGTTAAACTGGTTGTCAGTTTATTGGTTCAGTTCCCTAAGCTGGCAACCTTGTTTTTCAAGGTTCGTGACGAGTATGAGAAAAAGGTTAAGCAGCGCCGTCACGACGATAATGATAAGCGTATCAATCGTTGGGTGCACGACGATTAAGAAGAGTGAAATTCCGGGCTTTATTCAAAAGTTGGAGCAGCATTCTTTCTCTCTGGAAGAAAAAGAAACAATCGCTGAAATCCTCCACTACGTCAACGACCTTGAGTCCCGGTGACGTTGTGGGTATTTGCATTGGTCATTCTAGAGCAGGAGAGCAAGGAGCTTGGAGCGTTGGTGGGATGTCCGAATGGGCGTTCAACGTGCGCGTAGGGGCTCTCCTGAAGCGTCACCTCTACGATATGGGTATTTCTTCTATTGTGTATGACGCTTACGAAGGAGGCTCCTATGGCTCCTCTATGCGCTGGTTATCGACCACCATGCATAATGACGGTGTTACCCTTGCCCTAGAGCTGCACTTTAACTCAGCGTCTCCGACAGCAGAAGGCTGTGAGATGCTTTATTACCACAACTCAACCAGCGGCAAGAAGCTCGCTGGGTGCCTCCAAGTAGAGGTAGTAGCCGAATACAACAGCAAAAACCGGGGCATAAAAGCCCTTAAAAGATTTTCGCGGGGTGGGGGATTCTTGGTCAGAACCAAGTGCCCTGCCGTGGTGTGTGAGCCATTCTTTGGTTCTAATCACACGGAGTGGAACAAACACGCCACCTCCCGCAACCGCCTAGCGCAAGCATACGCTAGGGGTGTAAAAAATTTCCTGTCGAAAAGTAATAGCTTAGTAACCGAGCGCCCGAAAGGACAACGCTTATGCGCGAACAATATGAAAAGAACGACTTGAAACTGTAATTCAATTCAAACCTTAATTCTAAAGAAAGGATAATTAACTATGGCTGATGGAGTAATCACCCCGTCTCGCATTGGACAATCAATGGGAGCGGGCGATACAGATGCGCTTTTTCTCAAGGTGTTCGCTAATGAAGTGCTTAACGCATTTGAAGAGTCGAACGTCATGAAAGAGCTTCACACCGTTCGGACTATTTCGAGCGGTAAGTCGGCGCAATTCCCAGTAACGGGCATTGCGACAGCAAAATACCACACTCCCGGTGAGGATGTGTTCGAGGAAACCACTGGTGGTGGTTACACGACCGCAATCAAACATCGTGAGCGTGTTATCAACATTGATGACGTTCTTATCGCGGCTACTTCCGTAGCTCAGATTGACGAACTCAAGAACCACTACGATGTGCGGTCTACTTACACGACCGAGCTTGGACGTGCGCTTGCAAAGCGTTTCGACCTTGCAACGCTTCGGACACTGGCAGCAGCAGCTAACGTCGATGCTACCTCCCGCGCTAACCCAGATGCCGCTCAAGGCACTGTTATTAACTTGGGAAGCACCACTGGTGCTCCTGCTGACCTGTCTACCGCTGCTAACATCATTCAAACCTTCCGGGTAATTGCCCAGCAGTTGGATGAGAACCACATCCCGAGTGAGGACCGCTTTGCGATTCTTTCTCCTGACCTGTATTACCTGCTTGTTGGTAGCGAAAACGCCGCCATTAACAGGGACTTCGGTGGAAGTGGTGACATTGCTAGTGGTAACGTGCCAACGCTGTTGGGTATCAAAATCTACAGCTCGCCGCACATCACTGACATCACCACCAACGAAGTTGCGAGTGATGACGTGAACGCTAATAACAACCCGCATGACGATGCCGATGGAGCCTCTGCTGGCAAAGGTTATCTTGATGCTGGTCTTGACGTTCTCAAGTTCCTTGCTGGACACAGGTCCGCAATCGGAACTGTCAAGTTGCTGGACCTCGCTGTTGAGTCCGAATACTCAATGCAGAAGCAGTCAACGCTCATGTTGGCTAAGTATGCAATGGGTCACGGTATTCTGCGGCCTGAGTCCGCTATTATGGTTAGAAGCTAACCGATAATAACTAACCCTTGAGGGGGTCTTCGTGGTATATTCTGCGGAGGCCCCCTTTTTTTTCTTATGGCTCTCACTACAGAACTTGAAAGCGTAAACCAGATGCTTGGGCATATTGGTGAATCGCCTATAAACTCCCTAGCTGATACAGCGACTCTTCCTATATCCGCAAGCACCGCGCTTACGGTTCTACGTGAAGTAGCTAAAGAAGTGCAAACCGAAGAGTGGCACTTCAATACTATCACCGACTACGAACCAACACTTGAAGGAGACGGTAGGCTTCGTCTTCCAGACAATACTTTATTTGTTGATGGTGTTAAAACCACCGACGATGTAGTCCAACGCGGAGTCTACCTTTATAATAGAAAAGACAAGACTTACACGTTCACCTCTACACTCAAAGTAGACCTTACCACGCAGCTAGACTGGGATGACCTTACGGAGCCAGCACGGCGCTACATGACGCTTAGAGCGTCTAGGGTGTTCCAAGGTAGGATTGTTGGTAGTCGTGAGCTTGAAGCGCTCATAGCGGTCGATGAGATGCAAGCACGCGCTCGTCTCCAAGAGCTGGACTCACAGTCTTCGGACAGAACTATCTTTGACAACCACGATGTGTATCGGCGCATCGGTGTGCGTAGAAATTACAATATACGATAATGCCTTTAATCAACACTTCTGTAAGTAACCTTATCCAAGGTGTATCTCAGCAACCTGACGCTGTCCGCTTTCAAGGACAAAGCGAAGAGCAAGAAAATGCTCTTGCTAGTGTTGTTGATGGTTTACAAAAGCGCCCAGCTTGTGAGCACATAAAGACTCTACTTGCGGACGCGGCGCTGGATGATAACGCGCTTGTGCACTTTATCGAGCGTGACGATGCAGAACGGTATGTTGTTATTATTAAAAATAACGAAGGAAACAAAATAGTATCCGCTTACAACCTTACGACCGGAGTTCAGGCTACAATTAACGAACGGTATATTGGAGTTGTTGCAGCCGTAGAAGATATAGGAGACCCCGGGACTGGCACAGGAACTAATAGATTATACACAGGGACATTTACTCAACCTACCCCGATTACTGTCGCTAACACTGAAACTTCTAGGCTAGGCAAAGTAAGGGTTATTGGAGGGGCTGGCAAAGGCCATAATGAATATGACCTGCACGAAGTGGGAACTCTCAGCGATAAAAAGAGGTTTCGCATTGAGATACCAGAAGCAGATGGAGATTTTCTTCTTTATGGTGACGGGACCGGAACAGACCAGAACACACTAGAATACACTTTAACTAACTCAGCTAACGCTGACCTTACTCTAGAAAGCAGAAACTACGCTACCACAGGAGTAACCTCGCCAAAAGAAGACCTAAAGTTGTTTACGACCGGGGACGTTACCTATGTCTTAAACACCAAAAAGACTGTCGCCAAAGAAACCACTACGAGTCGCCCGTTAAACAACGAAGCCCTTGTGTTTATTAAACAAGGCGATTACGACAAGAAATACGGAGTAAGAATAAACCAAGGCTCAAACGAATATTCTAATTTTACCTTTTCAGGCGCGTCCCAGAGAAGCACTGGCACATCGGCGAGTAATTTAAGGTTTTACAACACTTCCCAAAACGCAGAATCTACTACAATACTAGAATCTCTATTTGGAGACTCCGTAGCCGAGGTAGAAGACGCAAAGGGAGAGAATGGCAGAGTTCCAAGACCATTAGGCTCTGGCGTAGCCGGGGGTATAACCGAGTCAGCAAACTTTACTTCAACACTTTTAAGCCCACAACTAGGCGTTATTTCTTACACCGTGGTCGATGGGGATTTTACTATTTACCCTGACGACGCGTTAGCTGGAGAAGGCATAGGAGTCGTCCATAGGACCGTAGCCACCCTTAACGACCTGCCGACGATATGCAGACACCGCTACAAGGTGATGGTCCGGGGAGATGCAGACGCGGCGGAAGACGATAGGTATCTTCAATTTCTTGTTAACGGTTCAGACAGCACCACCGCAGCAGGGACAGTTGGGGAAGGCACATGGCAAGAAACTAGCGGAGACGAGATTGAGAACCGCATAGACGTTACCACAATGCCCTTGATGCTAAAGAGCACGGGGGTTGACACCTTTGAGCTAAACCATATGCCTCTGGACATTCTTGCTGCCGGGGACCAAGACACTAACCCAGACCCATCGTTTATCGGTCACACAATAGACGGGGCGTTCCAGTTCAAAGGACGCCTTGGGTTTCTTACGGGAGCTTCTGTATCTATGACAGAGGTCAAGTTTGGTGGTTATGACGGAGCGCTAGACTTGCAGAAATACAACTTCTACAGGACATCGGTCACTTCTCTTTTAGACAGCGACCCTATAGACGTTACGATTTCTTCTTCTAAGGTTATTAAGCTCAGGTCCGCTATTGCGTTCCAAGAGAACCTTGTGCTCTTCTCGGACTTTAGCCAGTTCGTATTGCGTGGTGGTGAGCTGCTGACTCCTAAGACGGTAGCGATAAACCCAATTACAGAATACGAATACGAAGAATCAGTAGACCCAATAGCTTTGGGTTCATACATATACTTCCCGTTTACCCGTGGCTCCCATGTAGGAGTTCGTGAGTTTACTGTTAACTCAAACACAGATGTCTTTGACGCTAACGAGATAACCGCGCACGTTCCCCAGTATATCCCACAGAAGGTTATAAGCGGAGCTAAGAAGGGTGTTGTGTCCATGACCGGGGCAAGTTCAGAGAACCTGATGGCTTTGACTGACGGCACGGACATATACATCTACAAATATTTCTTTAGCGGGAACGAGAAAGTTCTTAGTGCTTGGAGTAAGTTTACCCTCAGCAAAGGTGGTATTCGTGGTGTTGGGTTTGTTGATTCTGATTTGTTTATTGTTCAGTCATACGAGTCAGGCTCTATTAACCAGACCCATTTGCTTAAGATTCCTCTGGAGAATAAGTTTAGAGACCCTGAAGGCTACAACACTCACCTAGACCGCAGAGTTGAAGCGACCTTTAACGCAGACGCTGCAACTCCTGAGTTTACGATTCCTTACAGGGTTAGCCCGGATGAGACTCTACAGGTCTACACGAAAGACGGTCTCCTTGTGCAGAACCTAGCGTCACCTATTGTCGTAGGAAATACGACAAAGCTAACCTTCAACGAGAATGTAGTAGGGGGTGGTTTGTCGGGAAGTGTTACAGTGTATGTAGGTGTTACTTACACCATGAAATACACGTTCTCAGAACAGATATTCAAAGCGTCCTCTGGCGACAAGATGAGCCAGACGAACGGTCGTATGCTTATTAGGAACGGCACGGTATTCTTTGAGAACACTTCCCACTTTAACGTCAAGGTAACTCCAAAGCTCAGAGACACAACCACAGCGCCTTTTAATGCGACCGTGGTCCAATCTACAGTAGAAGGTAATATGCCTCTTGAGTCAGGAGCGTTTAGATTCCCTGTGTTTACCAACCCAAAAGACACGGTGATAACTATTGAAAACGATTCTGCTGGGCCATGTAACTTGCAAAGCGCAGAGTTTGAATCGTTCGTTCACCAACGCTCTAGGCGCTATGCTTGATGTCATAGAGACCACCCCGGAAGGACACACCATCCGTGTGACCACTCAGGCTCACGTAGACGAGCTTGAGCAGAACTTACGGGAGATGGATAAGCTTGAGATTAAAAGCTTTAACAGTACGCCTCACAGCGCTCTAAATGGGTCTTACCAGAATAGCGATGTGTCTCTGACAGTTATGACAAAAGACAACAAGGTCATGGCTATCTTTGGAGCCGGGGGTGCACCCGAAGCTTACATATGGATGCTAGGCTCACCGCAGGTTGACCAATACTCACGGCACTTTCTTCGTCATTGTCGTAATTGGGTATGGGCGCTTGTAGAGCTATACGGTAGCGTCTCAAACTATATACACGCAGAAAACTTTGTTTGCCTTAAGTGGCTCGAATGGTGCGGAGCTGTATTCAGCGAGCCATTCAATATCGACGGAGAACTCTTTAGAAAATTTACTATAACCAGATAATCACTAATGTGCTCAATTCCCATAGCCCTGACTATTGCTAGTGGCGTAGCCCAATACGGCTCGCAAGTCCAAGCAGCTAAAGCTCAAGCACAGGCGCAACAACAGGCGTCTAGGTTTGAGCTTCAGAGGCACCAACACGCCATGACGACCGCTAGGCACAAGGAAGCGCAAGAAGACGCGGCCTTAGCTGTTGAAGCCGGTAAGGGGCATAAAGAAGCTGACGAAGCCATAGCTACTACCGCAACGGCTGGCGAAGAAGGAGGTGTGGGAGGCTCGGCTGTTGGGTTGTCTATGGCTGATTTTGCAAGAGCCAACGCTGAATACCAATCTATGTTGGTTCTCCAAGAAAAAATGAGCGACACAGCTAGTCTACTTTCGTTTGAAGGGGGCGGTATTCAATACCAACAAAATATGCTAAATATTAACCAGCCCATTGATTCTCCTAACCCTCTAGGAATTTTACTTAATGTTGCACAAACCGGGATGGGGCAATACCAAGCCGGACAAACTCGCGCTATGCAGCGAGAGTCTATGGGGCTGCAAAGGAGCCTTAACGCTTCGCAACTAGCTACCTCGCGTGCGCAGCTATCCCTTACTCAAGCTGGAAGCAGAAATCAGCTAGCAAACTTAGACTTACTCAGAGCGCAGACCGGCACCGAAAGAAGCCGAGCGGCGCTTTTCGACGCAAGAAGAATTCAAATCACTCCAAGGTAATATGTCAGACCCGTTAAAAAACCTTCTCCGAACTGAAGAAAGAAAACAAGCAGACGCGTTCCGTCGTGAAGTTTCTTTACGCTCTTTTGTAAATAGAGGGGGCGACTGGAGAACAGCAACACCACAAACTCTAAAAGCTGCTCAAACAAACATGGGCAAACTGGCGGCCTCGTTGTCGTCGGTTAGTAGTTTGTTGTCGGAATACACAAATTACCAAATGCAAAAAGAGCAAGAAGCTCTTAAGCAAGAAGGTCTGCAAGCGGCTATCGAGGGAGAGGCTATTTCTAGGCAAAAGGTTGGGGAGCAAATCGCACAAGCTGGAATACAGAACCAACAAATATCAGAGCGCATTTTGCAACAAGAGCTTAAGACCAACGAAATAAACACACAACGCCAAGACGCTGAGTGGGACAGTTGGTGGAGTTCGCTGGGAGAAGAAAACCAGAAACTATATCGCGAACAGGCTCGACAAGAAGCGGAAGAACTTCAAATCGGCATAAAGAACGCCGAGCGTAAAGTGGATAACGCGGTTGGCCCCGCTGCGCGGCATGAGCACCCTTTAGGGGAGATACGCGCATTGCGCCGAATGGGCGCAGGACTGTATCCCGATTACGTAGGGTTTATTAAAAAAAGAGAGCAGGAAATTAAAGATGGGCTAAGCGAAGATGGCTTATCAACAGTCCTTACAAGAGAGCAAGCCGAGGAAACGTCAAAGGGGCTCTTAACGGAATATTTAGAATCCAAACAGTTAAACCCTGAATCGGAAATGGGTAAGGGGTTTATGAGTTCTGTTTCTCAGTTCAACTCGGTTGCTATGCCCGAGCTAGTTGCTGGGTTCTTAAAAGCGTCAGAAGCGCAGCAAGATAAACAAACCGCAAACGCGCTGTTAAAGCGCCCGACTACATTGGCAGCGCCTTTACCCGGACCTTCAGTAGAATCAGTGGCTTATAGCGGAGTAGACTCTTCTGCCACAACTATAGAAAATACGAACGCGTATTTAGACTCTCTTAGCCCTTCTCAAAGACAGCGGGTAGCGAGGATACTAAGCGACGAGGAGATTTCCCTTGATAACCTGTATGACGAATACACCTATCGGCGAGCACTGGAAGTGGCGGATTTTGTAAAAAACCCACCGGAAACAGTCTCAATTCCGATAGAAGAGTCAGAGGTGTTTAAAGAGCTGCAAGCCATGCGGAGCGACTCGATTCTTAGGCTAATCGGGGGTAACCCATCTGCTAATGGCAAAGGAGGACTTATAGCGGCAGCGGCTGCTGACGAAAAGGACGCGAAGATGTTTGCGTTAACTCTACAAGAATTAGGGGAAACTTTACGAGTCGATGGGGTGCTTTTTAAAGACCACACCAACTTTCCGACTTATGTAACGAACCTAGAAGAAGCTACAGAAAGGGCAAAAGAGCAAAAAATGGTTCTAAAAGAAAAAAAGCTCAAGGCCTATAAAAAGAAGGTTATCCCAGCTGCTTACAAAGTTGTAGGGCTCAACCCCAACGATAACGCTTTATTAACAATCGTTGCAGCGATTACAGAACACCAAGCGCCCGGAACGCTAGCTGTAGACGCTACTGGCAACACACCAGAAGAAGTTCAAGCTACAGAAGAGGCGTTCTTGGATTATGTAGTAGAGCAGTTTCCCGATTTAGAAGAAGAGTTGCGAAGCTTACCGGAAGAGGAGCGGTTAGAAGCCTACGGCACGCTTGCGGATACATTGATGTCTCTTAAGGGAAAGAGAAGACAGGTAAGGGTAGAGATGTTAGAAGAGCAAAGCTGGTTTATAAACCAAGCCGAACCCTCCGTTTTGTTTGAAACGGTAGTAAAGGTTGGGTATGACGAAAATTCCCCGGGCAAGGAAGCCGCTAGACTTGTTTTAGCTAAAGCTAGTGGGAAGGAAGGGTGGATGGGAATTCAAAATAGGATGACGTATGATGAAAGCGGCACTTTACAAGCAGAACTCGCGCCCTTAATGGTAGCTTATGAAATAGCTATTGAAAATGTGATACCAGATAACCCTTTAACTGCTGATTATCCCCAAGAACTACGCGCCAAACTTGAAGAGATAAACGCAAAGTTTAGAGAAGACGTAGAGAGCCACTTCAGCGTTAAGCAAAAAGAGGCAGAAATCGAAGAATCTGGAGCCGAGCAGCTTACAAAAGAAGCACAGAAAACTCTATCTTATACAGACATCCCTAGAAAAGAGATGCCGGTATACCCGTATACTCAAGGGTTAAAAGAAACCCAAGAAGAAGCTAAAAAGAGAAGCGAAAGCATGGGCGGGTGGGGAGGGCTGCTTAAGGGTGCTTTTAATTTTATGTCAAAAGACTTCAGCGAAGACAGCAGCTTTCCTACTAGATACAGGCGTTTTACAAAAGAAGTAGAAGCGGAAACTGACGAGAAGACGGGGCGTAGAAAGTATAAAAGAGTCTGGAAGACTGAGGACGAGCTGGGCTCCATAAATATACCTGACGCTACTATAGCATTGAAAACCGCTAAATTTACTAAAGACAGCGACACCGGTCCGGGGCTGGGAAAAAGAGAAAGAAGTGTGTATCTCAATGTATGGGCTGAAGTGGAAGCTTCCGCAAAAGCCCGTGTAGATGTCTTTGCGAAACCCGGGGGTTCCTTTAGGGCCGCTCTAACTAAATATGCGGACCAAGCTTCTAATTCTGTTCCTTTCTTTGGTAAGACCGAGAAATTTGCCGAACATTATAATTTTATGCTTGGTCTGTTTCAACAAGAAGTTCGCGATGCAAACGCTCTTTCAGTAGAGCCGTCTGTGTTAGCGGATTTGGTAAAAACCAGAGAAACACTTGAATCTAATGACTCGCTAAAAGATAGGCCGTTTGTAGCTTATGACGCAGATTATTTCTTTAACCAAGAAGACTCTGAGCATTCTGCCAAAGACATTAAGGACACCCGAACGTGGCAGGAAACCAGAAAACCCGTAACGCTTGAAAGCAATCATTTTGAAGCTAATAAGCCAGTTATAACCGGGCTGCCTGAAAAAGACCGAAGCTTAAAAAACGTCATTAGCGTCACAGGAATTAGCGCTAAACAATGGGTATCTATAGCAGAAGCCTATGGGTATTCGTCCCCTCAACGCCTGCTTGAAGAGCAATACAAGCACCCTTATTACGAAGCGTTCTCTAACTAATTTATACTTAATATACTCATGCCTAATTTTAACATTCCTTCTATAGTTGAACAAGCTACAGCTAAAGGCAACGCTGTAGAGCAAGCGACTCAGAGTCAAAGCTCTTTGCAAAACCCAGAACAAGAACAGGAGACTTTTTCACAAGAAGTCCCTTTAGAAAATAGCGCAAGCTTAGCGGGACAGGCTTTAAACGAAGCCGAAGAATCCGAAAAAGTAAAAGGGTCTGACTATATAGTAGACGCCGCGTTAATGGGGTTCCGAGGCGTAGAAGGCTTTGCAGAAGGCGTGTATGGTCTGTTGGATTTTGTAACTGGAGACCGTCTTTGGGATTGGGACAGAAGCGATAACAGTCTCTTTGGCAAATCTAAGACCATCCCCGGGATGCTTGGAGAGGGTGTTGTTCAGTTTGCTTCGGCGTTTGTTCCTTTTGTGGGGGTCGCCGGTAAACTCGGTAAAGTTACTCAGGCTGGTAAGCTAGCCACTAAGTCAGGCTCGTTAATTTCTAAAGGTGTTATTAGCTCTGCCTCTAAAGGAGCCACAACGGTTAAGCTGTCTACCCTTAGAAAACTAAGAAAGGCTAAACCTTCCGTTAGAAAGGCGGCTCAATTTACCGTGGCAGGAGCCATGGCGGACTTTGTAGCCTTTAAAGGGGAAGAGGCTCGTCTGTCTAACTTGCTCACGAATCACAAGGGAGAAGATAGCAGCGCATTGCTTTCATATCTATCTTACGACCCAGAGCGCACGGACAATAATGAAATAGAAGAAAGGTTTAAGAATGTTATTGAAGGTATTGTTGTTGGTGGAGTTGTCGGAAGCGCTTTTGTAGGCGCTAAGGCCGCAGTTAGCGGCTTAAACAAGACCTTTAAGGTATTTCGCGACAAATCGCGGATTATGAGCGAGCAAAAAGCTCGCGGCGAAGAGGTAGACGAAGTGGAGGCTTACGCCGAAGCGATAGAAATTAATGCGGTTACTCCTGACGAACGCAAAGCGGTAAGACAGTTTGAGAGCCAAGCGCGAGACGAACAGAATACTGTAATCTATGAGTCAGTAACAAAGAGAAAGGTCTCAGAAGAACCTAAGCCAGAAGCCGTGGTGAGAGCCACAGAAACTCCTGAAAGCCTTCTAAGAGAAGAGTATGAAAGGCGTGCTAAGCGTTTAGTAAAAGGAGAGCTTGGAGGAGAGCCATTCGTTAGAAAGGATTTGTTGTCGTTTGAAGAATGGGTCGCTACCGGGAAGGGCTCGCTGGGCAAAATGTCCGGCAAGAACTACAAGAAAGCGGTAAAAGAAGCCAAGAAAGCCGCACAAGAAGCAGCAAAGAAGGCGGCAAAACAAGATAATACCCCCACTGCGCAGCCTTTGCCGGGAATGGGTTCTTTGTTTACAGACGACGCTACCGCCGATGTTGGGGTTGATTTGTCTTCGTTAAAGGTTAAGCGCGACATTGCTGACAAAGAGGCCGCCGAAGCAGCAGAAGTTAAAAAGCTTATTGAAGAAGAAACGACTGAAGCCCCAGCGGGAGAAACTCTTTTTGCTGAGCAAGCTGCCATGCGTAATAGGGCAGAGCTTGACGAGTTTGAATTTGGAGACTCAGATACAGGAGCCGTTGCGGAGAAGCGCCGCATAGCAGACGAAAAGAGTTTACAAGAAATTACCAAAGAAAAAGAGCGTGTTCTTTCGCTTCCCAACACGATTAAGCCAAAAGGGTGGGAACAAGGAACGGGTGCTGGGTTTGTTGGTGCCTCAGAAAGCGACAAGATTATTAGTCCTTTCTTTAAGACTAAAAGCAGCGCTTTAGCTGCCATTAAAGCAGAGGGCAAAAACCCCGATGACTATACCGTTAAGCGTGTAGATGCTCAAAAAATCTTAGGAGATGACTCACAATCAGGGGTTCCAAAAGAATGGACCGCTATTAAAAAATCCGACAAAGTAGCAGAGCTTATAGAAGAAAAGGCGGACGTAATTAGTAGTTACAAGGAACAAGAGACGCCTAATGAGCCCCCAGTATACAGACCTATTGATGTAGATAACGCTACAGATAACGAGCTAGATGCTTGGTTTGTAGAAAACCTTGGAGAGTCTACAAAAGCGTTAGACAAGGCGAGCAAGAAAGAGTTTGCGCGGGATATACTGAACGACGTTGCTAAAGGTAAAGACTCTAAAGAGCTTGTCATTTCAAAGCTAGAAAACGAAGCAGACAAGTTAATATCCAAAGCAAGTCAGCTAGACAGCTCGAAACCAAACGCGTCTTACGGGGCGGTTAAGTTTGCTAAAAGCGTCCCTGAAGTCAGGGCTATTGTTTCGCGTTTAGCCAAAATAGGGGCAACCAAAGCTGGAGCTAAAAAAGTAACGTATGAAGAAGTAGAAGAGCTAGCGAGAGCTGGTATCGATGCTACTGGAGGTAACTCACAAAAGTCTCTGCAAGGGTTAGAAGACTTTGCAAAAAGCGGCAAAGATTTGAGGGCGTTGCAGAATACTCAAGAAGCTTTGTTTGGTGTTCTTGAAGAAGCAGGAAAAGACATTAAGGCTAAAGTAGATAACGCAGTAGAGGCGCGAGATAACGGCATAGTAGTTATTACTGAAGGCTCTGTTACTAAGAAGCTTGATTACGAAGCGTCTATGACTGAGTTGTTTTCGTCAATGGACAGATGGCTTGCTGTGCAAGAACTCTGGGCCGACATAGGAACCGACTGGTCTCTTGGGTTGCGCATGAGACGCGACCTGTATGAAACAGGCACAACTAGCATTGGGCGGGACATTGCAGGACAGAACAGGCGTCTTGGGTTTGAGCTACAAGGTGATTCCGTGGCAAGCAAGACGGCTCAACGTGTCTTTAGGAATGAAGTAAAGGCTGGTAAAGAAGGGAAGTTCTTAAAGGAAATCCAAGCAATTACAAAAGACGTTCATAACGTAAAGCAAATGGGCGAGGGAGTTGAAGCGTCAATGCAGTCCACCAATGCGGCGCTTGCTAAGTTTATTCCCTCTAAGCGCAAAGGCATGGCGATTACACAAGAATGGTTTATTAACGCCCTTCTTGGTTCTCCAACTACTTGGATTGTTAATGGCTTGGGTAACTCTCTGACCATGGCGCTGCGGCACTTTGAGATTTCAGCGGGTGCTATTGCTAACGGAAACCTAAAGCTATTGAAGGCGCACTTAGGGAGCTTGTTCCACGTAGAGTCAATTATTGACGCCTTAAAATACGCCAGCAAGTCGTTTATTGATGACGAAGCTAAGTCTATTCAAGGACACACTGCGTTTAGAAGCGACCGATTAGGAGACAAAGCGATATATAGCGCTAAAGGGGAAGGACCGAACGCCAACGGTTTACACAAAGCCATTAACTGGCTTGGAACCGCTGTGCGGCACCCTACGAGAATTTTGATGATGGGTGATGAGTTCTTTAAACAGCTCAGCTTTAGGTCTCACACAAGAACAATGCTTGCTGTTGAGGGATATGAAAAAGGCTTAAAAGGAAAAGGGTTGGCTAGGTTTGTTAATGACGGGTTTGAAGGCTTAATCACTAGCGAAGGTCGCTTTAGGAACGAAGCCAACGTGCTTAAAGAGGCTCAAAACTCGCTTGCTGCGCGGAGAAAAGCCGGGGAAGTAATCGAGTTTGGTCAAGAGCGCTTTGAGACGAAGAAATACATGGACGAGCACTTTTATAACCATGAGCTGACTTTGGAAGACGGCTCTATTTATAAAGCTAAAGACTTAGGGCAACGAAACCAACTCGTCGAAGGGGGAACAGACTTTGCGTTGTTAAATACGTTTACTAACGAGGTCACAAATCCCGCTGTAAAGGCTTTGGGAACACTAGCGCAATCAAGTCCTTGGTTGACGTTCCTTATTCCTTTTGTGCGGACTCCGTCAAATATCATTACTTTTGCGTTAGGTCGTGTCGTGCCCATTAAACCTATGGGCAAGTCCGGCAGCATGGTGATGAACAGACTTAGAGGCCGCAAAGGGGGAGAAATAAGCGCAGCCATGGATGAAAAGATACTGACCTCTATTGGAAAGGGCGCACAGTCGGGCGGCAAAGAGCTAAGCACACCTGCCATTGATGCTATGGTTAAGGAAGCTCAGGACATGTATCGTAGGGCTGGCACAATGGAAGCTGCTGATTACACCGGAAGACTGGCTACAGGCGGTATGTTGGCTGTTGGAGCGCTTTATTTGCTCGAAAACATCAAAGACAGCATGACTGGGGCCGCGCCGTCAGATAAAGCTAAGGCATCAGCATGGAAAGCTACAGGAAAGCAGCCTTACTCAATAAAACTTGGAGATAAATGGTATAGTTACCAACGATTAGACCCTTTTGCGACAATGCTTGGCATTTGGGCGGACATTATTCACGGGTTTGACGAAGCTAGACAAGGTGAGCGCGGCTCATTAGGGACAGAGGAAGAAATTGAAGAAAATAGGACTACGTTTAATAAGGTGTTTGGGGTTACTACGCTCGCTCTCACAAACAACATCACAAACAAATCGTATATTGAAAACTTACACGGATTGTTTGAGTTTCTTAAGAAGCCGCACCAAGAAGGTGAAAAACTATTAGGAAACGTCATAGCCGGGTTTGTGCCTAACGCTCTAAATGCCTCTCAAAACGTGTTTACGGGAGGACAAGACCCCGCCATTTTAGAAGCACGGACTATAATGGACAAAGTGATGAAAAAGCTCCCTGAAGGAATGAGAAAGGGTCCGAAGCTTATGCCTAGAAGAAACTTTCTAGGAGAGGTACAAAGAAAGCAAAATGTTGGAGGACTGGTCAAAGGGTTGAACCCTATCTTTTCAAGCGATGTTTCTACGGACATTGTGGATATGGAGATAGAAGGGCACGGAGTAGGCAAAGGCCACGCTTCTCCTATTTTGACTGTTGGGGGAGAGCGCTTAAACCTTAGAGAATATAGAAACGACGAAGACCAGACCGCTTATGACCGTTATCAGGAGTTAACCGGAAAGGTGTCAATTAGAGGAATGACTTTAAGGCAAGCTCTTAAGAAGGTAATTGAGTCAGAAGAATATCAAGCATACCCAGAGGTCACTACGATGACTTCAGGGAAAGACCACCCAAGGACTAAAATCATTTCTACTTTAATAAACCGCTACAGAGCGTTAGCAAAAAACGAAATGTTCAAAGAGTTCACGGACGTTCGCTCCGACTACTTACAGCTACTTAACCGATAAATCTTAAATCAATAATCACAGATGGCTAATAAATCATATACAGAAAGCAACCTTGGCACAGGAAGCTCAGCAACAAACGCAGTTGGGCAGACTAGCTTCGGTCCTTTTACTTTCGATTACATAAACACAGGAGACATCAAGTTTGCTGTTAAAGTAAGCGGAACTTGGAAGTTTGTTACTGTTGCTTCTGTTAATACGACAACGAAGATAATCACCTTGTCGGCGGCTCCAAGTGCAGGTCCTACTAGCGCGAGCGCGTCTGACACCTTTAGAATCTACAGAGCGACCACCATGGACCCTCTAGTGGACTTCCAAGGAGGCTCTCGCATCTCTGAAGCAGACCTAGACAACGCTTACAGGCAGGGCCTATTTGCGGCACAAGAAGTAGCTGAAGACGCTAATACTAGCGGAGGCTCAGGGACTACTACACTGAATACAAACTCTGTTCAGCTTGTTCACATGACAGACAACTCTGTAGACACGCCTGAGTTAGTAGACGATTCTGTTACAGCAGATAAAATAGATAATGGGGCCGTGGGAGCAGCAGCTTTAGCGAGCACGTTAGACCTAAGCGGTAAGAGTGTCACTTTGCAGAATGGAGAGATTAGCGCAGCGGAGTTGGCGTCTACTCTTGATTTAAGCGGTAAGACTTTAACCCTGCCGACAAAGGGTGGAGAAGTTCTTGAGTGTATACAAGGCATCTGTGACGGCAGCTTGGTAAACAAAGCTTCTGGAGGAACTTATACGCTCCCCACTATTAAAGACGGTGGAGGAACTCCCGTAGTTCAAGAAACAACCGACAGTTTTGTAGACGTAACAGGCTCAGTGTTTGCTTATACACCTCCTACTGATGCCTCACGCATTTCTTATGAGTTTTCGTTCTTGTTGGCTCCTAAAGCTGTTGGGGCTTGGGACAGCGGTTTTCAACAATACTCGTCGGCTGTTTTAGCTCACTTCAAGTTTTTCTTAGATTCCGACGAGGTAACAACAGCTAGGTTTAGTGCTGGCACAGCGCATTTCTACGGAGGCAGGGTGCACTTTAAGTGGGTGTTTACCAGAGGTGGGCAAGGCTCAAAAACTACAGATACATCAACTGGGTATATGCAAAACACCTCTGAGTGGAACTCGCTAAGGACAATGAAGCTTCAAGTTAAGCGCTACGGAACTACGAACGAAGGCAACGCAGATTCTAGGCCCGCAAAGCTCCATAAAAACTTCTGGTTTGATGACAATGCTTACAACTCTGAAGCCACGGACATTTGTTATCCAACCTTAACTATTATCGCTACGAAATAATGGACTCTACCCATGTCCCCGCTGCGGTTGGCATAGTAGGTATGCTAGGCACCTTTACTCTCGCGGATATTAACTCGATGGTAGGTATTGCGGTGGGGGTGACCACGCTGTGCTACTTAATATTAAAGACAATCAAGGAATGGAAGGACAAGTAGACAACCAAGAAGAACAACTCAAAAGCCTTCAGGCCCTCCTCATTAACGAGTTCATTACTCGTATTGAGTCAGGAGAAGCGGCCCCAAGCGACCTCAATGCCGCTAGGCAGCTCTTGAAGGACAATGGCATCCACGCAGGACTAGCTAAGGATAACCCTATGGAAAGTCTTGTTAAAATCTTACCGTTTGACGAAGCAGCTCATGGCTAGGAACTACAGAAAAGAATACGACTCATATCACAAGAAGGCGAAGCAGAAGAAACGCCGAGCGGGGCGCAACAAGGCCCGGGCGATGATGATTAAGGCTGGAAGGGCGAAGAAGGGTGACGGCAAAGATGTGCACCATGCTGACCGAAACCCAAAGAACAACTCTCGCTCTAACCTAAGAATCCAGAGCAAGAAGACGAACAGGTCGAACAACAAGTAATCTCATGGAGGTTCCTGAAAAGCTTAAAGACTTCCGTAACTTTCTATACATTGTATGGAAGGAGCTGAACCTCCCTGACCCCACCCCAATCCAATATGAAATCGCTGATTACATGCAAAGAGGAGATAGACGAGCTATTATCGAAGGCTTTAGGGGAGTCGGTAAAAGTTGGATTTGCTCTGCATTCGTTGTCCACCAGCTCCTCCTCGACCCACGACGAAATATCCTTGTCGTCTCTGCGTCAAAAACAAGAGCAGACGATTTCAGCACTTTTACACTTAGACTCATCCATGAGTTACCTATTCTCGCTCATCTGCGACCATCTGATAAGCAACGATTCTCTAAAATCAGCTTTGATGTCGGACCCGCGCCAGCCTCCCATGCCCCCTCCGTCAAATCCTTGGGGGTCACATCGCAACTGACGGGTTCCCGGGCGGACATTATCGTTGCTGATGACATCGAGGTGGTGGGAAATAGCGCCACCCAAGGGATGCGCGATAAGCTTGGCGAGCAGGTCAAGGAGTTCGACGCCATCATCAAGCCAGATGCTACGTCCAAGATATTGTTCCTTGGAACACCACAGTGCGAGGACACCATCTACAATAAGCTCACCGAGAGGGGATACCGGAAGCGCATCTGGCCAGCTAAATACGTCACCAATAAGACCAATGACGCTAACTATGACGGCGCTGTGAGCCACATATGCGTCGATGACGAGGCCGAGGGGTCATCTACAGAGCCTTTGAGGTTCTCTGACATCGACCTAGCGGAACGAGAGGCCTCCTACGGGCGCACCGGGTTCTCCATGCAGTTTATGCTGGATACCCGCCTGAGTGACATCGACAGGTTCCCTCTGAAGACCAGCGACCTCATAGTGATGTCTGTGGACCCCGAGGTGGCCCCGGAGAAGCTTGTGTGGGCCAGAGACCCTAAACTGGAGTGGGACTCGTCTGTGCCCAATGTGGGGCTATCTGGGGACCGTTTCTATCGCCCCATGGAAACCATAGGGGAATATATCCCGTATACCGGCTGTGTGATGTCCATTGACCCCTCTGGGCGGGGTAAGGATGAGACCGGATACGCCATCATCAAGATGCTGAATGGGTATCTGTTTGTTGTTGATGCCGGAGGAATACAAGGGGGATACAGCGATGAAGTCCTCAAAGCTCTGAGCATTAAGGCCAAAAAGAACAAGGTGAATGCCATTGTGGTCGAGAGCAACTTCGGAGACGGTATGTTTGTCGAGTTGTTCAAGCCAGTGCTCACCAAGATTCACCCGTGCACCGTCGAGGAAGTCAGACACAACATCCAAAAAGAAAGACGGATAATCGACACCCTAGAGCCTGTGATGAACCAACACCGGCTGGTAGTTGACCCGAAAGTCATACAACATGACTATGAAAGCGCACAGAAATACCCGCTAGAGTCCCAGCTTAAATACCAGTTGGTCTACCAGATGTCTCGGCTGACAAGCCAACGAGGGGCAATAACCCACGATGACCGCCTAGATGCCCTGAGCATGGCCGTGGCCTACTGGACCGAACAGATGGCTCAGGACGCCGACAAGCGCATCAGGGAGCGCAAGACAGACAGAATAGACGCTGAGCTACAACGCTTTGCGGAAACCTATATGGGAGCCAAGGGGGCTAACTCTACTTGGATGTAACAATGAATATCGAACCACCTAAGTTTATCAACGTAGCCGGACAGCGCATACCGGTAAACGTGAAGGATGAGATGCCCGGAAGGTTGGCTGAGTATGACCCCGAGATGCGCTGCATAAACCTGCACAGAAGCGTGCTAAGGGACCGCCAGTTGTTTCGCTCTTGTCTGGTGCACGAAGTGATCCACTGTGCCCTTGACCTAGCTGGCATCTCGTTCAACACAAGCAGAGTCCTGTCCGAAAAGATAGAGGAACAGGTCGTAACAGCAGTGGAGAGCTTAGCTGCCCCAGCCATCATAAGGGTCTGGAGGCTGTGAGAGATGGGATATATGACCACTTAGGGTATCTCTAAGTTACACTTAGAGCTGTCTTACGGTTAAGAATAACAACACACCTTTAATGGATGTTGAATGTGGGTTCTAAGTGTTTATTTCACTTTTAAAGGCACCTACCGGACACACATAGTGTAACCCTGAGTGCCCCTTGTCAATCATAAAAATATGAAAAGAAGATTTAGGCGCACCGTTAGGTGCCGACAAAGGCGTCGAAGAGAGTGCCTAAAGGCTTGCTCTCAAGGCCAACCTAAATAGTTTCGTTGCGTGTTGTGTGTTGTGTGTAACGCAAGCTTCTCGTCCCCCTTAAACGTGGGGGGCGAGGAGTTACAATATACTTACAACTATGAAAGCCATGACATTAACAGAGACTCTAGTAGTCCTGCTAATTACAATGGTGCTCTCTATGTGCGTTATCCAAGCCGCCTTCAAGGTATACGAAGTCATAAACGCTTGGAGAATTGACCAACACTACCAGCAAATAGTCCCACAACAGGGCCTACCAGATAGATATCTCTTAGAACCATGAGCATTAGGGGTCGTTACAACAAAGAACATAAAGTAAGAGACACTTCAGGTCTCTACATCAACAATCTGTCTTCTTCAGTAAACAAGGCGTGTGACGCTTGGTTAGAGAAAAAGGGACTCAAGGCTCCTAGCTGGAAAGAACAGATGAAATCTAAGCAGAAACCTAAATGAGAATCATTGATGTTTCTAAACACTGGGTGCACATACAGCGCATAAGCCGCTTAGCATTGATTAAAAGCCATCTAGAGGAGCTTAGAGCGCACCTTGAGGGCAATGAGACAGCTCTGGGGATACTTGGGGAACTAAAGGCCCTTTGTTTTAATAAGAAAATCTGAGGTGGTAACGCTATAGCGTGTCGCTCCGTGCACCCCCGTGCACCCCCGCTCCTCGCATAGGGCAAGCCTATGCTCGTCCCCCGACTGGCGCAGGGGCTCACAAAGGGCAAGCCTTTGTTCTCCCACTGCTGGGACGCGCAGAGCGCTCACCTAGCGAACGCAGGGAATGCACAAGTGGCAAGCACTTGCTGTTCCGCTGCTGGTCAGCGCTTGGTGCGCTGGGCTGCCCCGGGTGAGCCTTTGGGCGTCTTTGGATTTGTTGGCGTTTTTTGGTGCACCAAGTAATCTTGGCGGCTCGCGCCGCGTTGTCCCTGCGGGGCTGCTTCTTCCCCTCCCAACAACACCCAACATACACACAGGTGGTGTGTTATTTGTTGTATGTTTTATCTTATCAAAAGACTTGTCGTCCGCCTACGGAGACGCCGTCCGACTATCATCCGCTTCAAGTATGACAACAAGATATAGCCATCGCGAGCTACCTCACTCTCACTGTTCAAGAAAACGCTTCGCTTATTTTTTTCTTGAGCAGCTCCGTTCGGTAGCTTGCGGCTTGTATCTTTTTCAGTCGCTAGCACTACGCGCTAGCTTTGTGAAAAATCTACTATCATTCATCCCTCCTAGCCCGGTTCGGCGCGTTCCACGTAGAACACAGCGCCCACCCGCCCACCACCCACCGCAAAAAAAGACGATTAAAAGTTTATTTTTTGCTTTGAATTCATTTTAATTCAGATATATTCCAACCAATGCAAACACAAGCAGCAACACAACCGGCCGAGGGAATCACCTCGGGTGTCATCTTCAACGTGACCACAAATATCAACACCTCAACCGGACCGGCTTCTCTTTACAAGGCAGAATACGGAGACGAACAAATCGCGAAAATCTGGGACGATGAAACCAAGCCCAACCCATTCCTTTCTGGACTGTCCATCGGTGACACCGTGCGTTTCCACTACGAATTCAGGACCACGGAAAACGAGCACGGCCGCAAAGAAACGCGCTGCTTTTTCAATCCAATGAAGCCAAAGCCCGCCGCACAATGAGACACGCACCCACACAATTCCAATCTTCCCTAATCAATCGTAGGGCAGACGAGAGCAGATTCTCAAAGCGCAGAGCACAGCTCAACAAGCGCCTATTCTCTCAAGCTATGAAAGCCGTGCGAACTCGCAAGCTTCGCATGACACCGGGAGACCTTCTCGAGCACTGGGAGCAATGCACCCCCGACAGCGCGAGCAAAGATAACACCATACAACTTGATGATATGGGAACCGAATTCCAGACCCTAGCTCAAAGCCTAGGGGCGGAGGTTGTCAGCCTAGACAATCTCGAGGAATACGGAGACACCCACATTTCACAGGAAGAACAAGCAACCGCGCAGGAAAGGCTTCGCGCCCTCCTCGATTGGGAGCACGACGTTCACACCGTGACAAGTGAGCGCCACCTTCCCAATCATCTCGCACATGAGACAGACAAGGAAGACCCTGACGCGCACCTTGAACCGGAATTCACCGGGTTCTCTGGTATCGATTCAATCGGCGCAGCTCGCCCCGACGGTATCCCGAGAGAATGGAGAAAGGCATGGCGCTACCGCAAGAATCCCACCTACCGCGCCACAGGCTACCCGCTGCGGGATTGCGTAGGCTAACACAAGCAAACATACTATCATGCAAGCCGCTCCTCACCAGGGCGGCTTTCGTGCGTATATGCAAAAAAATTTTCCCTCGCTTCGCTCGGGGTCATCTTGGCGGCTAACGCCGCGCCAAAACCAATGCGACACTCCCGGCGTCACCAAGCTACACTCCCGGCGTCACCAAGCGACACTCCCGGCGAGCAAACCGACACTCCCGGCGTCACCACGCTACTATCATTGCCGATTGCGCCCAACTAAGTGTGTTTTGTTTGTTGTGTATTATGAAGATAACATTAAGTCAGCTCTTAGAATTCCTTGTATATGAATGCGAACCAAACGACACATTCGACGTTTCACACGCACACGAATGACTAGCCGCTACATTCGCCAGCCGTGACGCTGGTCGCATAGGACTTGTAGCAGAGATGCGTAACTATCAAGACTTCGTGCCATCCGACCTACATCCATATGAAAAAGTAACGAAAGAATACGGAGACTTCTGCCTAGAATTCGACGACAAAGTCAATGAATTGCACAAAAAATACACGCACATAAACGATGAGGGCTCACCTGACCTAGAACCAGACGGTTCACCTAGTCATGTAGTAAAACATCAACCCATTCTCACCCAAAAACAACTAATAGAATACATCAACATCCTAATAAAAGGTCGCAAGCCATCCTACGTAGCCACCCGTGCTGCGTTTGACTTCGAACAAAAAACATTCATCAACGATGACTACACCACAACCACCTAAAGGTCGTATGACCGCAGTAGACCGTATAGAGCTAGAGAAAAAAGCAACTCAAGTATGCACACTGCAACAAGCAGAACACCTCAGAAAAGAATACCTATCATATAGGCAAACAGGAATGAAAGACTGGAACAGATTCGTTCAAGAAACTACAATCCGTAACTCTCTCGTATAATTTCTATAACACATAGAACCATGGAAACAACACCACCACCAACACAAGCAATAACGCCTAGCCCTGTATCAGTCATGGGCGCTGGCGAAGAAATCCGCAACATCGAAGACCTCAAGAACTTCCATACTCCTGATGCCTCCGATGGTGACACAAATCGCAACTATCATTCGCACAACCAGCTTACGCCTCACTACGAGTTCGCCCAAGCAGTTGTCAAAGGTTGCTCGAACTTCAACATCGAAATCGACGACATCGCGTTCAAAGTTGACTCTGTCCAATCAACAGACGTTCCTTTACGTATCCCCGGCTTCCCAATGCTGCTAAACAAACGAAGAGCCAAAGTAGCCAATAGGTTCTTCCTTATTGCGCGTATCAAGAACAAAGAGCTACAGCTTGCTGACGATGTAGAAACTTACATCATCGCTCGCAATAGCCACGACAAGCGTCTTCCTATGGAACTTGCTATCGGTAACAAAGTTATTGTTTGTTCTAATCTAATGTTCGGTGGTGACATTCATGTCAAAGCCAAGAACAGCAGGTTCGGCTTCGACAAGTTCAACGAGCGTATGTTTGACCTACTATCAGAATACAAAGACAGCGTCAAAGAGCTGCGCTCAGACATCATCATGTTCAAGAACTGGCACATCGCACCAGAAATTGCTCATGCGTTCATTGGTCTCAACTCGTCTGACAATAACTTCGTGCAACCCGGTCGCACACACCGTGTCCACGATATGTTCAACCAACCAGAACATCCCGAAGGTTACAGAGACGACAACGGTAACGAACAGTATACGCTCTGGCGGCTGCTCAATGCATACACCTACGTCCACCGTGGTGAGCTTACCATCGACAAAGAAACCAAAGAGCCATACGCAGAAGGTCATTCCAAGTATGGTGACCGCACCAACGTCTGTCCGCTTCCGCTCAAGCGAGAATACACAGACAACTTGTGGCAAGCGCTCACGCATGACAATGCGCGTAACATAGGTCTCAACTGGGACAAACAACCTAGCGGTTACTCACCAACACGCAGATACATCACGCCGTAACATGGGATACTACGACAAAGACAGCGTAGAACAATTCTTTGATGAAAACGCAGTGGCGTCCAAAGCTCCAGCATCATTCTGGAAAAAAGCTATCCCCGCCGCTATCGAAATGGGCTTTGGTGTTAGTGAGTTTAACAATGACACTATCATCGTTGTTACTCCTCAAGGCGCACAAAAAGTCTACCAAGGATTCAAAGAACCGGTTTCGTCTGTCACGTTAGGTATTGTCCTGACGCACGCTATCCTATCGACAAGCTACCATTAACGAGGTCAAATGACCGTCAAAGCTCTAGAGGACCGCATCGGTTCTCTATCAAAGCCTAGCAAGATGCCGTGCCACGGGTATAGCCTACCAGCTTATGCCTGTAAGCGCGGCTCCTTGCTACGGCAAATTGACAACTCCGTTTGCTCGGGGTGCTACGCGCTTAAGAATCGCTACCTATTCGCCAACGTCCAAACAGCCCTCTACAAACGGCTAGACGCAGTCCTATCAAACGAGACTGAATGGGGAGAACTTATCACGCAGCTCATTAGCAAAAAGGAGAAGAGTGGATATTTCCGTTGGCACGACAGCGGAGATATTCAATCGTTAGACCACCTCAGTGCCATCAACAATGTTGCACTATCACTCCCAGATATTAAGTTCTGGTTACCTACTAGAGAAACCAAACTGTTATCACAGTGGTTAAAACGCCAAACTCTTGCTGACAACCTAAACATACGCATTTCAGCAAGCATGGTGGGACAAAAGCCATCGAATCCGATACAACTACGAACCAAAGCAACGCAATCAAGTGTCGGGTTCGATGGCGATTCCCTCAACTGTCCAGCTCTACATCAAGGCAACTCATGCCAAGACTGTAGAGCTTGCTGGGACAAAAGTGTTCTAACGGTTAACTACGCGTTACACTAACTATGCATTGAAGAAACTATACTTCACACTACTAGCAAACCTTAAATACTTTATGTGGGCACTCATCATCTATGCCTTCACTAAAATATTCTTAAAGTTTCAATAAACCAAGGGTCTTAGCTCTCACACAGCTAAGGCCCCTTTTTTTGCCCACACCCACACACCAACCCAACCACCCCCTATACTATCATCCCGATTGAGCCCGGTTACTCCAACCGCGCTTAAAACGTGTCTAATATCCGTTTGCTTTTAGACAGGTGAGATTGACGTAGGTATTTTTTCGACATATGTAACAAGGCGTGCAGCGTCTAACACAAACACAACTCAACGAAGATATGCTTACCTTGGGGGTGGGTAGGTATCGTTCTAAAGTAGAAAGCGCAAAGGGGCGCGAAGCGGAAATAGAAACAAAATACGGGCAAGCGCTAATGCGCAACGTGCTCCCCGCATACACTGAAAAGCTCAAGGAATGGCGGGACTCAGTTACTTCCTACGCCACACCCGCACGCTACCAAATCGACATTCAAACCATAAACCCCAAGGTTTTAGCGTTCATTGCTGTTAAATCCATAATCGACAGCATCACTAAAAAGCGCTCTTTAGCGCAGGTAGCTATTTTTTTAGGAGCGCGAGTAGAAGACGAGCTTCGTTGTCGGTTTTTATTAGAAACCAATGAGGAAAAGGGAAAAGGAATTCTTCTTGGCGCTAAAAAACGCAAAGGATTAAAAGCAAAGGTGCGCCATGTGCGCTCTTCAATGAAGCATGAAGCCAGTAAAGGTTTAATGCCAGAGTTCACCAAGTGGGGCACTAGAGATAAGCTGAATATGGGATTGAATGCGGTAGAACTATTTAGATACTGCACCGGTTTAATCGAATACGTCTATGTATTAGAACGCGCCGGGAGAAGGCCAACGCGCTTTGTGGCTCCCACTCAAGAACTCCTCGATTGGATTGAAAATTATAACGAGAACAGAGAACTGGTCGAACCGTTTTGGTTACCTAGTGTCGAAACGCCTGAGCCTTGGACAAGCGTATGGAAAGGCGGTTACCCGGACGATGAAAGACTACCTCCAATATCTTTTATCAAGAGCACTAATATGGATTACCTCCGCTCCATCACCGGAGCGCTTGAGGAACCCATGGAAGCCGTCAACCACATTCAGCAAACTCCTTGGGAAATTAACTCAAGAGTAAAAGATGTCATGGAGTGGGCGTGGGATAACAACGTCACCATAGGAGACATCCCCAACCGCAAAGACGAAGAGTTCCCTCCGGTCCCAAAAGACTTCAAGACAAACAAGGAAGCCAACACAAACTGGCGCAGGGCTGCTGCAAAAATCTACGACCTTAACCTGTCCACAAAGTCACGCCGGTTGTTAACTGCAAAGGTTCTCCACCTTGCTCAAAAGTTTGAGGGTAATCGTTTTTTCTTTCCTTCTAATGTTGATTGGAGAGGGCGCGTATACAACATCCCCGCGTTCTTGAATGTGCAGAATGCGGACCCGTCCCGGGGTCTCTTGCAGTTCTACCGGGATGAAAAACTAAAGACCAAAGAAGACGCCGAGTGGCTCGCAATACACGGGGCAAATACCTACGGGTTTGACAAGGTTACGTTAGAGGAACGCGTGCAGTGGGCCTACGACTACGCCGACGAAGCTCATCTGATTGCGTCCGACCCAAAGGGGCATCTAACATGGAAGGACGCGGACAAACCTTGGCAGCACCTCGCGTGGTGTTTTGAGTGGGATGAGTTTGTTAAGAATGGCTCTGTTAAAAGTAAGTTACCTTGCGCTCAGGACGCCACTAACAACGGCTTGCAGCTACTAGCCTGTCTGACGAAGTGCGAAGAGACCGCCTACTCAACCAACGCCGCACCCACACCATACCCTCAAGACATCTATGCCGTCATTGCATCCCATGTTGAAGACAAGCTGCGCAAGGACGCAGCGAACGGCAACTCTACCGCGAGCAAGTGGGTCGCCTTTGGCATCGACCGTAAGACCACAAAGAGACCCACCATGGTTTACCCATACGGAGGGACGTTTTATTCGTGTCGTGCGTATGTTGATGAGTGGTATCAGGACAAGCTACGCAAAGAGCTACGCAACAACCCCTTCGGCGAGCAAGAAAGATACAAGGTTACAGGCTACCTCGCTAAGTATGTTTGGGAGGCTATCCATGAGGTG